TCACAGATTGCCCGTAATACTTCACGCCATGGGGTTGGTTCTAAATTGATGTCCGTTTTGGGTTGGACAATTTCACGCTTCAACGCACGGACCAAATTATCATAGTCCGATTTCTGTTCAATCATCTGCAACCGCATCCGCCTGATTTCTTGTTTCAGGTTGTGAACTTCTTGGTAATGGCTCATTTGTCACCCCCTTCGGTTAGTTTGATGAATCCCGTGTTTTGGTTTGCCCCAGTGATACGGATAAAATCCACTTCAATCTTTGCTGAATTGATAATTACTTGGCTTACATCTGCCATTGTTTTTGCCGTTTCGATGTCGATGTCACCATCCTTTAATCGTTCCAACACTTCAAATAGGTGGTCACGCACATCGTTAATCTTGTTTCTTGCCATGTTTTTTTATGTATTTTGTTATTTCTCGTTTGATATTGATTGCATCTTTGATTTCCTTCGGGTACTTCATTGGGTGGTGTTCCTTCATGAAGTGCATTTTGTCCACCATTTCCAAGTTGCTTATGTCGCAATTGTTTTTGTTGCCATCCTTAAACACAATGTATTTGAATGGTGGGATTTTGCCGTTGTGTTGTTCCCAAGTTAATCGGTGAAGGGGTTTGTACCCTTGCTCGGTTTTAATCGTTATAAAGTCCCTATAACTGCTTAAATGCCCTATCGGATGGTAATTGTGTGGGCGTTGCCCTTTGACAAATCGTGTTTCAGCACCATTCAGCATTACACCCTTTGTTCCTTTGCACCAACTTGTGCATCCTTTTTTGAATTTAGGCAAATGCTTGTGTGCGGTGTTTTTCAAATAACCCTGCCAAAAATCCTTATCCTTTCTTAACTTGTTTTTGTATGCAATGTTTTTGATGACATTCGGTGTGCAATTAAACTTCACCGCCAAGTCCTTGTTGTGGGTTACGGGGAACAACAAGCGAAATTCATCCATTTCGGATTCCGTCCATATTTTCATCAATCATTTCTATTAATTCATCGTGATTCATTTGGTCCATGTAGATTGGCGTATTATCTCCAATCCATGTATTCCATGTATTGTATTCCAAGTATTCAATGGCATCAATTTCTTCCATTTCATCCTGGACCAATATGTCAATCATTTTTTGTTTGCAGTAAATGATGCGTTCTTGCACCATGTCAATACCAATGATGGCTTCATCAAAGCCATCCGCCTTTATGTAATTTGCCATGTCAAAATAATTGTAGTATGTTGTTGTTCAATTCTATTTTCCATAAATTAATGTCGTTGGATGCTTTGAATCCAACATGGTTTATTTTACCCTTTATCCATGTGTCGTAATGGGTAAATCCAAGTGACCTCCAAAAGTTGTTTGAATCCAAATCAACACGGCACCGCAAAGTGAAACCAATCCGATGAAACTTGATGCAAAATTGTTTGCATACATCAAGCAATGCAGTACCATAGTGCAACCGCCTTGCATCGTTCCTAACACAGATTTGTTGAATCTTGGCGTATCTGTATGCCGTCATCCCTGGGGTGATTAATACATAACCAACCGCATCATTGTTTGCTTCGCAAATCAGTACCACAAAGTTCCGTTCACCGCCAAACACATATTTATCCCAAATTGATTTTTGAATAAACCCAACGGCGTTTGAATTCTCCTTTTGAAGTTTGTCAATCAATGCCATGTCCTTAATGGTTGATGTGCGGACCGAAATGTCCTTTATTTTGTCGTGATACAAAACATTTATGAATCCCGTTGAGCAATCAAATTCGCCTAAATTCATTTGTTATTTGTCAAAATAATTTTGTTTGTGTTGTTGGTTGATAACTTGCATCATATCTTATGTTGTCACCCTTTGGGTATTCCATTGGTTCAATTCTCAATTCCTTCTTGAAATGTTTAATCTGTGTTTTGCTTCCAATAAAATACACATACCTATTCTTTGGTGGTCTTTGTACCTGGTACATTCGATCACCATACTTTTCTTTGAGTTTTTCAATTCTATTGGATTCAAATGCAAATTCATCCATCAGTGTTCGTGAATGTAAGTGTTCCAATCCCTTTACTTTCCAATCAAGTTGTGTGTGGCTTTCGCCAAGGTATAAAAAGTTCGTTGCCTGATAAATGTATCCAGTATGCCCAAATGATTTATCCGCATAAGACACAACAATCATTGGTTTGGGCAACTGCTTCAAACATTGTCCAACAAAGAACGATGCTGAATTCTTCTTGGCTGATTCGTCAATACACAATCGATTCAATTCGTAAACCAAATGTTCAAAGGATTCCCCGCAAATACTTCTTTTCATTGTCAATGGGATTGCATTGCCAAATGTGCAAACACCAATTATCAATCCGTGGTCAAACAAACCAAACGCATACGAAATGGATGTCATGCGTTTTAGGTAATGTTTTTTTAACAACCATTCCTTGCAGTCGTGATTTTCAATTGGCCGAACTTCCATGCTATTTGTCAATGCGAATATAGTTAATCCACACGGAATAAACAATGGGGGCGTTATGCCCCCATTTTGTTTGTTAAAATTCGTACTCAGTTAAAAAATCAACAAATTGACCTGGGCAAATTTGGCAGAACTTATCATCGCTTACACACACATAATTTTTTTGTGTCAATTGAGACAAATATCCCTTTACTTGCTTTTCGGTGAAATCGGTTACAAATTCCATAACTTCTTTGAAATATGTAAAGTCACCACCAGTATATCGGTCAGATGCTTTTACAATTGATTGCAAAACTGAGATTTCGTTGTCGTTTAGATTTGTGTAGTTTTTCATAGTATTTGTCATATTGTTCAACAAATGTACACCTATTATTTGTAATTCCAAATATAAAATGAAAAATAATTAAAAAAAATTATCGGATGTCGTATTGGCCGTATGACGATTTGATTCCAAGTGCCATCATCTCGAAGTACCTCCAACTGTCAATTCCGTGATCCGTTCCCGTTGGTGTATTCATTGTACGCCCTTGGGCATCGGTATCCCAACAATAGTTGCGCAGTTCTTTAATTAGGTTTGTGGAAGTGGATGTAACCAAATACGATTGGCTTTGCATGATTTGGATTCCGTAGTTGATTGAATCCTTTCCCTTGGTCACTCCCTTAATTCTTATCCCGTATCTCCGTATTTCATCAATTGACTTTGGTTCTGCGCTATCCGCATATACTGGCACAAAGTTGGGCAATGCCTTTGCAATATCCGAATTAAGCATCCCCGTGCGATATGCGACCTCATCAACGATTCGTTGGCCATTGTACTCATATACGGCCACTATTGCCGTAGGGTCGTTTGTATAACCGAAATCGACACCGCAACCAAGCAACCTTGCATCCTCGGGAATCTTGTCAATAGTTTGCCAATTGCTGAATATAACCCCTTGTAGGTTTCCAATCTCACCAAGCCCATATACTTTCCACCAATTACGCCAATAGTTGCTTGTTTCAGCCCTATCCCGTGCCTTTTCAATTTCTGCCACGATGGATTTATCCAACGCTTCGTTGTCCTTGTATGTTAGTACAATCATTTCCGCATCAGGGTCGCCCACCAATTCGCTATCCACCCAAAACTCCGCCACTGGGTTGTAATCCAAATAAATGAATTTACGGGTACGGATTGCCATTTGGTAGTACGATTCCCAATCTATGTTGTTGCACTCGTTTACGAATAAAACATCACGCCTTGCACCCCTCAACTTTTGTGGTTGATCCGCCGAAAAGAATTCAATGTATGAATCATTTGAGAATGTGTAGGTGAGTGAAGATTTGTTCCACTTGTTTGGGTCATACATTCCCACCATGTCCATGATTTTTAGAAAGTCACGGATTGCACCCCTCCGCAAATGCGGGATGGTTTCGGACACCACACTAATTTCACACTTTGGGTTTTGCACCGCGTATGTGATAAGCATGGGAATAATACTGAATGTTTTGCTCGAACTTGTTCCACCGCGCACGATTCTAACCCGCTTTCGCAGTTGTGAAATCTTTGTTTGGGCGGTGGTTCTTTGAAGCATTATTTTACATCCAAATCAATACCATTGAAAATTGGTTTTTCGGTGGTGACATCAATTTGTTGGGTAGGCATACCAAAGCCCGAATCCATCAATTGTTTGTATGCACCGACATCACCTTTCCTTGCCTTGTGTATCATGGCAAGTGTTATTAAATCTTCTTGGGATAGTTTTTCCAATTCACCCGTAATGGGGTTTTTGCTTTCTTGCATTACCTCCAACCATTTCCGTGCGATGGTGCTTCGGTTCTTGCTTCCCTTTGGCCTGCCATTGGGGTTGCCACTCTCCCCAGGTTGGAACGGAATCAAATCTTCTTTGCTCATTCTGTTTTTGTTCTGTTTTAATCGTTTGGCAAAATAGGAATCGGCATCCACATATAAGGTTCGTGAATTGGGTAATCATCACTGGCACGATACCATTGCCCGTCTAAAATGTAGGCAACCTCTTTGGTGTCAATTAATACCCACACTTGGTCATGTGGTATGGTGTCGCGGGTTTCTCTCCATGCTTTCATAGTTCTAATAATTTCCAAACGGCTTGTTCGGGTGTTGATGCTATTTTTTGTAGTGCTTTTTTTACTTGGTTGTATTCATCAGGTGTGTATTCCAATGTGATTTTTTGTGTATCAATCTTTGGTTCGTCCTCCACTTCGTCAATAACTTTTGGAAGTTCCAATCCCCAATCTTCTAAATCGTCCGCGTCAAAATCGTTGGCAAGTGCATCCCAATCCCACGATCCGTAATTGGTGTTGTCGCGGATTAAAAATTCCATTTGGCGTTCTGCACTCCAATCAACTTTTTGGCAAGGTACGGTTGTAAACCCAAGTTCTTTCATTGCCATAAATCTTTGGTTGCCACCCAAAATCATGTTGTCTTGGTTGATAATCAATGGTCGAACCATCGTCATGTCGGGGAATTCCCGAATGGACTTTACCAACTGTTCAAACTTGTGGTCCTTAATGAACCTGGGATTCGCATCGTTGGGATGAATGTCGTTTATATTGTACGCTTCAATCATTTGTTCATTTTTATTTGGTGTGTGATGATTAAAAAATCACGATATTGTTTTTTGTCACCATACTTGATGTGGCATGGCCTACAAAGTGCTTGTAAATTCTCAATGGTATCTTTTGTTTTACTCCCTCCCATTCCGCGGCAATCAATATGATTTATGTCCACGGCTTTTGAGCCACACACTTCGCATGGAATAAAATCGGATGTGTCGTATCCGAAATGATTCATGTAAATTTTAGTGTGTTTCTGCATTTAGTTGCCTAATTTGTGTTAACCATTCGCCCCATCGTTCACGATCCGCAAACCTTACTTTGCACTTATCACAAATATAAATCAAATTGGAATCTATGTGTGGTCCAGTGGGGTTGATTTTTTCTTCCGTGCTTACTTTGTAATGGTCACAAACTTCACATTCATTCTTGCACTTTATAAGTTTCATACACTTGGGTCAATTCATTTATCATGGTTTGCCATGCCTTTGGGTTGCAAGTACACGGCTTGTAAATTCTTTTGCTTTGGAATATCCTTGACCACATTTCCGCAATCTTGGTTGCTTCCGTTGGGCTTAATGTTGTGGAGTTGATGGATTTGAAGTGTGTCCACCAATCGTATTCGCCTTCGGTCATGCACAATGGTTTGCGGTTTGGGAATATCTTGTTCAATTTGTGTTTACGGGCATCGCAGCCGCAATCCTCTCCAGCTACAAACTTGGTCAAAAATTCAATCCCCGTGGCTTTCGTTACCTTCTGTATCGTATCCCCCAGTCCGATGGATGGTCGTGATTCGGTAAACTGTTTCCGTGTGTCTTTTTTCTTCTGCATATATCTTGTATTTGTTTTGTGTCCTTTGTTTGATAAATTGTTTGGCGTTCTTGATGGAGTTAAACACCGAATGTGTTGGAATACCCGTGCGTTTTTCTATCTCTCTCATGCTATGACCATACACAAAATGGAGTTCCAATAACATTTGGTCATAGTCACGCAGTTCATCAATTGCGTTCTTTACCTCACCCATCAAATCAGAATGTGCCATTTCAGCCATTTCGGGGCTTTCTACGGGAACAAAATGGTCTTGGTGTGGTATTGTGTTCTTTTGGCTTCGTTTGATGTCCATAAACGCATTGTGAAGCATTTTGAAAAGATAAATGGTGTTGATTGTTCCGTGGTGGTTTGTTAGCCGTGTAAAATTTCCTTCCGCCAGTTGTATTTCTGCCAACTTCAAATACATTGATTGTACCATGTCGTCCGATTCGTCACCCGTCGCCCCAAGGTATTTGGCAATCTTCAACCATTCGTTGTGCCGTTTCGCTATGGCTTCAAGTGTTACCAATGTATGATTCTATTTGTAATTTGAAATCGTCAAACGAATATACAACCACATAGGCGTAATTCATTGCAGTGACTAACTTTTCCCACTCTTTTTGGTGTGTGCTTTGCTTGTTTGGTTTGATTTTAAGTTCGATGAATAACCCGTGGTGTGTTTTATTGGGGATGAACAACACAAGGTCGGCCACCCCCGCCAATACTCCTTCGGCTTTTAATCTTTGAGCCGTTCGCAAATCGCGTGATCCTCCATTGGGAACATGAATCAAATGGTTTGCCCACTGGCGGTATGCCAACCGAAACCACTTAACGCAGTTGACTTGTAAACGGCTTTCAAGATGTTTCATTCAGCGTCAAGATACAATGACTTGGCTTTTGTGAAACCCGCATTGTATGCCATTTGTTGGTCCATTTGTTCTAATCGTTTCAGGTGGTGAATCACTTCGGGTCCTGGTACTGCGGTGGGGTGGTTTTCTTCTAACCACTCAACGAATCTTTCTATTGGTGTTTTCATAATAAATTAAATCTAATTCCTGACAATCGTATAAATAATTTGCGTGTTGCTCATCGGTGATGATTAATCCTTCTTTGTGAACTGTGGTACACACTTCGCAATTACAGACATTTTTTTCTCTGTAAATCCTTTTTCCTATTCGGTCAATGAACCATTGCTTATCGTGTACCACTATCCTAATCATTTGTAAGTTTCGTTGTAAAATTGTCCAAATGTCATTACAACTGATTCATTCATCATTACATATAGTTCGTATTCATAATGCAACCTAATGGCTTGTTCCTTTTCTATTGCTTTGGCTTGTTCTAAAAGGATTTCATGTTTGTATTTTACTTGGTATGTTGTTTTATCAACAATGATAATTCGGTGTTCAATTAATTGGTCAAGAAACCATTCAACGCTACTTTGTTTATTGTTTGTCATTGCTCACCTCCTCCGTATGTTAATGGTACTTCAATTACTTGAACTCCGCAATGGTCTGCGTTATCCCACAAAGTTGAATCATCACAATTTAGAATCTCTAATAGATGCCTTGCTTCTTCTTCCGTTGTTTCTTTGGTGTTGTAGATGATGAGAGTTCTTTTTGTGGTAACGGGTGCTAAATTCTTAAGGTGTTTTTCAATCATTGATTCGTGGAATTTTTCTGGGTAATTTTTAAGGTAATCTCTAATCGCATCAGCAGTGTTTAGTAATTGTTCTTCTGTGTATAGTTTCATTGCTCACCTCCTCCGTAGGTTTCGTTGTAGTATTGTTCAAAAGTGATTGGTTCGTTTTCACTTATTCCATGCCACCAAGTGTTAAAATGTTCCGTCTTGTGCATTGCTTTGGCTTTTGTTTTTAGTTCCATGTACTCGCTTACATCTATTGATATTTGAACTCTGCGAATACTTACATTTTCCCAAGCATCGCCTTTTTCTTCAAGTTGGTCAATGAACCACTCCACGCTACTTTGTTTATTGTTGCTCATTGTTTACCTCCGAATGTTTCGTTGTAGTATTGTTCACCAGTTATTGGTAATGTACTTTCAGGATAATCAATTCCATGAACTGTTCCTTTGTTGTATGCAGTTTCAATTCTTTCTTTCTCCATTTCTTTGGCTTCTCTGATTTCCTCTTGATGGTCTATGTAAAAAGTAATTGCTTGTGGTATGCCTAACTTCATTGCTAACTTTCCACATAGGATGTCCACTGCCGTCTGTTGTTTATTGTCCATAGCCCAAATCCTTTTTAACTTTTTCTTGATTAGATTGACGCTTGGAATACTTTTCACCACGCAGTTCAATAAATTCTTCTTGAATCCTTCTTCGCATCCTTGTGATGGAATCACTTGATGTTAATTGTCCATCCGCCAAAATGCGTAAAAATTTTTGTGTTGGGAAATCGCCCGTTGAATAACCCTTGGCGTTCATTTCTAAACCCCAAATCCATGCAACCAATTGTTCGTCCGAATCTCTAAATGTGGGGTATTGCGTTAACAACTCAATAACCACCGTTCTTGTTTCTTGTTTCATTTGTCCCTACAAATATAGTATTTTATTATTAAAATTGTCGTGGTGTTAAATTTTCCCGATAAATTGTATACCTACCTTCAAAATATGTTGGGATGGTTACACATTCGCCGTTTCTATTTTTGGCTATAATCAGTTCCGCTTCCTCCACTTCTGGTTTTTCTTGTTCGTAATACATCGGCCTAAATGGGAACATAACGATGTCCGCATCTTGTTCAATTGCACCTGATTCACGAAGGTCACTCAACATGGGGCGTTTGTCTGCCCGTTCTTCGGATTTGCGTGATAACTGTGCAAGTATCATTACGGTGATTTTCAGTTCTTTCGCCAACAATTTCAAAGTCCGTGAAATCTCTGCAACTTCTTGTTCGCGGTTTGTCTTTGTTCCTTTAATCAACTGAATGTAATCAATGACAAGCAAGTCCAAACCTTTGCGGGATTTGTGCAATTTCGCCTTTGCTTTGATTTGGGCGATCCGTGAATCAACATCGTCATCAATAAAAAATTCAATCTGTTGGTTGTTTGCGATATTGCACACTTGTTCAATCTCATGTGACTTCAATACCCCGTTGCGAATCTTCCAATTCTCAATATCACCAATTAATGAAATGTATCTTTTGGCCAATTGTTCGTTGCTCATTTCAAGGGAAATAAATAATGCCTTTCCACCGCGTTGTGCAAACTCTTTGGTCAATGTAAGTGCGATTGCAGTTTTACCCATTCCAGGTCTACCCGCCATTACAATCAAATCCCCTTCGTTGTAACCGCCAATGTACTTATCCAAAAATTGCCACCCCGTTGGTTTACCCGTTAATGTTCCACCCTTTTCCGCGTTGTACACAATTTGATCCACAACCTTGTTTGTAACCTTGACAATACTTGATGGTTCTTTGTGTGTTGAAAATGTTGTTTCATCCAACACCTTTTGAATGTCACCAACCAACCCTTCCAAATCCTTTTCGATGTTTAATGCCAACACACCCGCAACAACTTGGCGTTTGATGTATTCGTATTCCAATTGCAGTAAGTGTGGTTTCAAATCCATGATTCCACTGGCTTCTTGTTGCAACTGAATTATTTCAATCACTTCTTTGCGTTCAAAGTGTTGTGATAAACTCACATAATCAATCTCAATGTTGTTGTAATACATATCCGTCATAACCTCAATCAGTTTCACCGATACCTTATCAGTAAACCAATTTTTGTTTATGCGTGGAAGGAAATGTTTTGCATCGTTGTAAAACAATACATTGCTTAAAATCATTCGTTCAATGTTCATAGTGTTGCAATTTTCGGTTTATTTGGTGTAAATTCAAGTTTATTTGGTTGTAATTTTTGCATCCATTGGTTGGCAGCGGACTTCCATTTTTGAATCTTTGCCCCGCCTTTGCGTTTCCAATCCATAGATTCCCAGTAATAAAAAAATTCTGCGCCATCGCTTGGTGAATACTTGGATTCTTTGAAATGTTCCATGCACTGTTCCAAGGTCGGCAACCCCACATTTTGCGGGGGGCTTGTTGTTTCTTCTTTTTCTTTTTCTGTCACAACTTCACGCAGTTCCTTTGTTAATTTATTACTTTGTTCAGTTATTACTTTATCTATAACCTGATCCTCGGAGTGTCCGATTTTCGGTAAGTCCGTAGATGTGTCAATCCGTGATTCAGAATTTGTTGGTTCTTCATACACCATGTGATTCCATCCACGCATCAAATTTGTGTTGGTGTCAATCATTCGGATCGAAACGATGTAACCTTTTTCCACCAACCCTTTCCAAGCGTTATTAAAACGATGCCGACCCATGTTCAATGACTTACCAAAGTTTATTTTGTAAACCATCCAATCCTCTGGCAGTGATAACAAGTGTACTAAAATGCTTTTTTCCTCTGCAGTGAGTGTCAAACTCTGTAAAATTTCATTACTGATGGGGGTGTATCTGCTTTTCCCCGTCTTTTTACTTCTGATAATTTGCCCTAAATTTTCCATAAAAAATTAAAGCCCTTGAACAAACCACCAAGTACGAGTTGATGGAATGCCAAGGGCAAAAGGTCTATGGTAGTTATCTCGTACATAACTGTAATACGCAACAAATATACAAAAAAGAACTATCTTTGCAACAATCCGTTCTTGTTATTTGTCATTTCATGGGATTAGTGGGGGGATGCCGATGCCCCCCATTTTTTGTTTCATACAAGGCCACCATCGCTAAAAATAGAAATCCGAATCCAATACCACCCGCAATGATTTGTGCGGTCTGTGGATACTTTACAATGCACCATCCATAAGTCAAACCGCTAATGATGGTTAAAAATACAATGATGATGTTTCTCATTTGTAGATGTTTTGTTCTTGTTCGATAAAATATATAATGCCAATTATAATTATTGGCAACATAATCATTCCCGTCTTTTGGTCTTGTGTCCATTTTAAGGCGTTGTAATCGCCTAAAATGAATGAAATGCACACATACACCACCCATACAATTAAAATCGTTCTAATGGCGTATTTCATGCCTTTTTTAACATTATAGTGTCCTCATTTTGAAGGTACTGGGCGGGTTCGTAAACTTCCCCCGTTTGTTCGTTCAAATAAATTCCGTGATTCATGTTCTTGTAGGCGTGTTGGTGCAGTTTTTCGCGTTCCTTCAATTCCGCCCGTAATTCCATCACTTGTGGTATGTGGTCGTAATTATACCGACCTCCACCCGCCTTGCGTGTGATTTCGTATCCGTGGTACACTTGTCCATGCCATTTTCCTGCTTCGGTCAATGCAAGGGGTTTCACTTGATCCTGAAAGTTCTTGATGGTATCCGCCAATTCCTTTAATTCAATGTGGAATTGTAGGGGGCAGTAATTGCCACCCCCTATTTCCAACATCGTGTCCGATAGTTGCTCAATCATTTTTTTCATCCTAAAATGGCAATTCATCGTGTGAAACTGGTTTCAATTGTGCCAAGGTATCTTGACCATCCACAACAAACTTTTCAAACACTTGTGCGTATGCAAGTATCTCATGTAATTTGATGTCACCATTGATGACCAAATCACCCGCAACCTTTAACACACTCATACGGGTAATGCGTTTGTCCGTTTCGGGGTCCTTTGCCTTTACTTGGAATGGTTGCGCACCTGGTTGTGCCATCACGGGCGCAATCTTGTAATAGATGCGGTCTTTGAATTCTTTGGATGTGATGGTGTAATCGGTTTCCACACCCACTTTGAATTTGGTTTGATCCGCACTTTTGGATGCATACTCACCCGAATCGCCATTGGCAAAGGTGATTTCAAATTTGTACAATGTGCCGTACTGACCATTGTAAGTTCCGTTGGCAGTTACATTGGTTACTGCGCTTCTTTTTTGTTGTTCCATACTATTTTGTTTTTTAATTGGTAGTTTAGTTTTGTTAAAATCTCAAATTGTTTTTCCATTGAAAGGCCGTTTCGTTTGAATTGGAATTTCCAGGTGGTAACTGTTGCGTAGTTGGCGTGTAATAACTCCGCCAACTCTTTGTTTGACTTGTTAAATACTTGTGTTAGTGCTTCGTGTGTTGTCATTTATGATGATAATTTGATGTGCTTGTCCGAGTGTGAACAACTGCCAATCCTCATGCCCTTCAAAGGTTATGGAATAAGTGCCGTTGTTTTGGTAATGCTTTTCGATGATGTTAATGTTCTTGTATGTTCTGCGTTGTAAAATGGTTTCAACCGCATCCAATTCAAAAAGGGTTCTAAAATATAGTGTCATATAGTTCCCTCTATTGTCATACCAAAGTGAAATGCTTCGGTGTATGTCATTTGCCCTTCAATGGTTACTTCCCACAGTATCATGTGGTCATCGTGCATGAGTTTGGCATCCACACTCCATGGCTTTCTGTATTGGATGATGTAATCTTTCATCTTATCCAATTGCTTTTGCGTTATCCAAAGTGTTTCTATCATTTTGCTTTGCCTTTATACATTCTGCGTTGAACCAACATTTGAGTGAACTCATTGAATTCGGGGATGTATTCATCCTTTTCAAACTGGTATGGGGTTGCTTCGGGGGTTTGTTCAAAACGCTTGTTGTTGCGTTTGATGCAGTGCCAGGAATAACCAATGGCAAATGCAATGGGTGTTCCGATGATTAAGTAAATGATATCCATGTTATTTGTCTTTTCAAAAATAGGTTAAAGTATTTGCAATTCCAAATTAAATGCGTTTTAATATAAAATCAAACGCTTCGTGTAAAGTGACTGTGCGGTAAATTTCCGCCATGCGAAAGGCGTGTTCGTATGTTGGTGCATACCATGTTTTGGTGTACAATTCCTTTCCGCTTTCTGTGCGATAAACACATTCGTAAATGTTAAGTGTCATGTTCATGATGCAAATATACATTTGGTATTTGAAATTCCAAACATATACACAAATAAAAAAAGGGATTTTACTCCCTTTCTTTTGTAAATGGTTACTTTTCCTTTGTGAGTGACTTCAACATTTCAATCAAACGGGGGCAAGGATACACATCCGCCTTGTCCGCACGAACTGAATTATGTGTGAAAACACCTGATTCGTTCTTCAATGCACGCTTAGTTACAACCCAAATATCCTCATTGTAGGTTAAATCAATGCCGTACTTTTCATTCCACAGAATCAACAAGTCCTTCACGGATTGAATTTGTTCGTCCGTGTACTTATGCCACAACTTGTATCCTTTGTAGGCCGTTGGAAGTTCCGTCACTTGGTCCGATGGTATTTCACCACCCACATAGTTGTAAAACTTTGTGCCTTTTTTGGTGATTGGTCCCCAGTTGCAAACCTCAATTCCGATGGATGTTCTATCTAATGGTAAATACGGGCAACCATGCCCCATGAAATGCTTTGTGCCTAACCCTAAATGGTACGCCCAATACTCACTTCCAAACCCTTGAACGATTGTGCCGTCCGTTGAGATGGCAACACAAGTGGCAACCTTGTTGGCAACCTTTTCCCAATAGGCGAATGTTTGTTCACCGCTTCCGTTACCCGCGGTGTGGTGTAAATACACCTGGGTCTTTTTAACCGCTTCGCGATTGTATGCCCTAAATGGTACTTGTTTAATTTTCATCTTGTTTTTTACTTGCCCCAAAATAGAATGATACTACCATAGTCACAATGGATGTTACCCCACCCGCAATGGTAAAATAAATGTCCTTTTGATCCGTTGGAAAATCCCAAAAGATTATTGAAAATAAAATGGCATAACTCAATGCCAAAATTAGGATGGCTACAATGCCCGTTACATTTGCTTTGAATCTGTCCATTATCCTTGACCCACACTGGGCTTTTTTGATTTGTGTTTATTGATGTGCTTGGTATGTCTACCCAACTTCTTCTTGGGCTTCACACGAAATGTCGTTGTGTTGGTTGCCTTTGCCATTACAATCCGTTTAGTTTTAGCATATTGTTCATACTCAATGTGTCCATGTCTGCAATTGCCGTATCAACTCCCATGAACATCATGGTCTTTGCATACTTTTCCGCCTTGGCTTGTGCCTTGGCAACATCCGCTTTTAACGCTTCTTTTTCTGCAACCTTTGATTCAACCATCTTTGCGTTCATCGTTTGAGCCATTTTGGTGACTTCTCCCGCACTTTGAATGTTTTTTGATACCTTGTTAAGCAACGCATCTATTTCGTCAATCTGTGGGCTTGGTTTAGCGTGGGCAATTGTGAACACATAACCAGTGATAAACAACGCACTAAATACGATTAAAATGTTCTTCATAGTTTTTTCATTGTTTGCATGATGCGAATTTCGGTCATGGTTGCAGCCAAACACGAATCGGACTTTTTAAGGGCGTATGTGAGTTTGTCAATCTTAATATCCAACGCTTCTATCTTTTGGTTTGCCTTTTCAATCTGTTCTTTATAGCCCGAACGAAGGTCAAAGTAAAGATAAGAAACGGCCAAAAGCATACAAAAAGCAACGGCAGCAATTGGGTTTTTGCGAAATTGGTCAAACGACACGGGCAACGCATTGGGTTTTACTTTTGGTGTTGTCATCTTATGCTACTGGTGGGAATGGTGGTGGTGGTGGTGGGATGTATTCGGCTTCGGGCAAATCTAAAACCCAAGCGTATTCGGTTATTGCAACTTCGGGTTTGTCCTCATCGGAAAGAAACAAAAACCAAACGCCGTTAATATCTTGAACGCAATTAAAGAATTGATATGGTGCGTAGTATTGCCCTTGTATCAAATCCTTTTGTTCTGGTGTAAGTGTGTAACCTATCATACTTGTCTTGAAAGGGTTGTTTGAAATGCTTGTACGGCGGTGTCAAAGTTTAATGCTTGGGTGTCGGTTAATCCTAACCCCAATGATGCAAAAGCACACTCTCTAATTGAATAGTAAGTGGTTGTATTATCTTCGTTAAAAGCACCTAAATAAGCATTAACATTACTTACTGATTTTACTGATAAAGATTTACTTACTTGGCTCGTGCCATTTTTGAAATACTTTGATGTTGTTGTTGGTGCAGTTCCACAATAAAATCCTTGTCCGTTCGTATTGGTAAAAGTTGCTCTATTTGTTGCAAAATCTCCCGAATCGTAACCCGCTAAATCTGTATTTCTGCGAATAAACAAAGATAAATTATTACTACCCGTAACATTACCACTACCCATTTCATAGAATTGAATCGCCCCGCTTTGTGCTGATGTTCTTGAATAAAAAGAAAGGTGGTTGTTATCGTAAGTTAGCCCATTAGTGCTTGGAATAAAAGAAGTATTCATATACGCACTTGTTCCGTTTGGAGTAACTCCAGTACTCGCAAAAGTCCAACCGCTTGTAAATGTACCCGTAAAACTTGACGATTTCAAGTTCTGCGCACACGCCGCCGCACTTGCCCCTACCATTGGATAGATGGCTTTCATGCTTGACCATATACCCGCAGTTTTCATATCCAATACCAATTGATTGGTTGCGTTCTTTTCGGTTTCTGACAATGTTCCACCCGCAGTGGTTACGCGGTCAAAAAATGCTTGTGCATCGGGGTCAAAGCCACCGCCACTACTGGCAGTAAACCCGCCAACCCTTACACCAACTCCAACGCCAAACATTATTCTCCGTACATTACAACTGAACCACTCGCCAAGGTGATTGAACTGATATAACTACCATCGGCAACGGCAATGAATGTGCCTTGCTTTAATGTTACACCACTCAATCCCAATGTTGTCATCAAAGATGCCGCGGATTGATCCAAAATTGCAGATACAACGGCATCCGCATTTACCACAAACCCACGGAATCTTCCCGTGTTGGCACTTGTGTTTGATACGACCTTTGAACCCGTGTAACCCGCGCTAAATGAACTTGCTGAAATACTCATGTCTATAAAACGATTAGATGGTTATTTGTTCCACATTCTCCGCACCATAAATGGATACCAAGGCATCGTACACGGCATTTACCAACAATGATTCTGCGGGGATTGTTTCGTACGATACAACCGATAATTCAAGGTTGGAAAAAGTGGTGTTAAAATCTTCAATGCCTTGAATTGGGGCTTTACCTTCTGCCAATGCTTGTACACTTGCAAAAACAAAAGTTGCGATTTGGGCGGGGATGATTCCGTCTTTTTGACTTTTTACATCTGCGTAACCTTCTGCGATTACTACTACTGAACCCGATGGGATTGATAAACCGCTTGTAAGGTTTACGCTTGTATTGATTTGTATTGCTTTCATATATTTACAAAATTAGAATAAATCGTTCCAAGTGCTACCATTGTAGCAACATAGTTTGTTAGTGGTGGAATCGTAAACTACCAATCCCGCAACAGCCGTGATTGCGTTCTTTTGGGTTGTTGTCATTCGGGGTGGGAGGAATCCGCGGGTAGTTGAACGAATGTCCAACATTGCGGAAGCATCTGCGGCCGATTGTGCGCCCAATGTTGTTGCCCCTGTGTTTTGACTGAAAAAATTACTACCATACAAAATGTTTTGAAATTCAACATTGGCACTCATTACAAGATTAGCCCCTCTAATTGTACCACCAAAAGTTGTTTCTAAATTATCCCTTACAGTAACCGCAGCCGTCCCCGCACTATTCTGCACCAAAAGCGATGTAGTGGCGGATGTTGAGCCACTGCCTTTGATTTGTAGTCGGGATGTTGGTGAATTTTCTCCAATGCCGACATTACCTCCTTTTATTACAAATCTATATTCAGTACCATCAAATATACCTAATCCACCCGCACCCACAGTTCCATTACTATTTGTTGTACTTACAATTAAATAATTCCTTCCTCCCGCCGCTGCTAATGCATCAAGTTCTATAAAAGGACCGCCACCCGTAGCCGTACCATATCTTAAAGCCAATACAGATGGAGTTGCAGCCGATCCAACAAACTCAACTTGTCTTGTCGGCGCATTCGTACCAATCCCCAACCTTTTTGTTGTGTTGTTCCAAAAGAAATTGGCCGCATCACTTGCAAACGCACTACCATCGCTGAACTGAATTGCACCACTCACTCCACTTGGATTTGTTGATGGTGTAACAATGTTACCCGAACCCAATACACTTGTGCCATTGATGGTTTTGATGTTTGTTCCCGATACTAATGTATCTTGTTTGGTGGCTAATTGGGTTGTGTTGGCAATCGCCACAGAGTTAACAGTTGGTGAACCCGTCAAGTTTACACCCGTTGTGGATACCTCCATTGGTAGATTGTTACCATTACCATCAGAAAGTACCTTTGGTGTTCCACTTATGGCGGTATTATCGCCCGTTTTTATTAGTCCTGGGTATGTTCCCGCAGGGGTTAAGCCGTTTAATGATATTCCCATGATTATATATTATTCCAAGTATCGTTAATTGAATTCCATTGTGTGTTGATTTGTTGCCATTCCAAGGTTGCAAAGGTCGGGTTTCGTGTGATTTGCCCAATGCCTTGCGCCCATAAAGTGCCATCACAACACTTTTTTGAGTATGTGTTTTTGTCCTTGCACAAACACGCCCGTGTTCCACCACCTTGCGGTGATGACCTTGATGGGGTTTTCCACCCATTCTGTGTGTTGTTCGGATTATTAGGGTTGTTCCAATTGCTCATTTTTTGAAAATTAAAAGTATTAAAAATAACAATGCTAACACCGATCCAATCGCTACACCAACTTTTTGTGGTACGCTAATGCGTTCCCTATACTGAACTTGTGGTGGTAACTGAATTGTCTTAGTATAACGGATGGTATCTGCCTTAACAATTGTCTTAACTCTTATCACATCGTGATTTCTGTAAACAATCGTTTTAACGCCATCTTTTTCTATTGTGAGGGTGTCAATCGTTTTTGTTGTGAAAGTGTCTGTAATGGTCACAGAATCACGCACAAACACGGTATCAATGCCATACACGCTTATTTGTGCCATGGCGGGGTTCTTTTTGATGGCTTGTTCTAAATGCCACTGCGCAGAACACCCCGTCAACAAGATGATAAGTGTTAATAATTTACCACCTTTGACAAACAAATCGCACTTCACCTTATTGATGGTTTTCAACTGCGTCATGTAGGTGGTCAATTTCTTGACCTTTTCATCCTTTGGCTTGTATGTCTTTTTTACAGATTCCATGAAACATAGTTTGACGGATTTGTATTTGGGTATTCCCCCGCTTGTTGGTCCTCGGTGTACTGTGAAAATAATTGTGGGTAGTAACTCAAATAATCCACAACCCTACGGCGATAAGTTTCCGCAATGTTTCTTTGGCGTTGAACCAATGTATCAATTTCACTTTTATCTGGCAAAGTGGTGTTTTCGGGGGAGTTCCTCAAAATACCCGCATTGCTTACCTCGTAACCATGAAACAACAACAAATCAGCCATGGCGTAATGAATCAACATCGGTTGTACATAGTGTGAAACCAAAGTTTGGTAATTGCCCGTCAATGTTCCGTTTTCAACCTGGGTTAAAATGTACCGATACAACTTCGTTCCCAAAAGTTCTTGAACTTGTATGTCTTGACTGATTTTAACAAAGGGATAGATTTTATCTACATCCACATTACCACCCAATTGGGTATACTTGAATATCAATTCTTTGTCTACGAGTAATATGTCATCGTTTGCGTACATCTTATTTATTCTTTAATGATCCTTTGTTTGGCATATCAATGGGGCGTGTTTTGGCGGTATTCCACCCACTTGGTGAGAATGGCACACCCGCATTGTCCGCGCTTTTGTTTGATACTTCGTTGTAATTATCTAAATCCCTACTTTCGCCAACCTCGTTTGGTTGCTTTGGCAAAAACTTCCCTTTGACTTGTTTGCGCCTGAATGTCAATCGTTCCCATCTGTGGTGACAATTTACACCGCCTTTGTACTTCCAAATTGAATAGGAACTTTGACCGCTTGGGGCGAATTGTCCGTTCACACCCGCATCACCCATTTGGATGATATCTTCCCTACGGAATATCACTCCGCTTTTGGCTTCTTGAACCATTGTAGAGCAAAACTCCCTTGATTTGTTGGATACGAAATCAGGACCGTAACGGTATCGGATTTTGTAAACCCCTTTATCGTCATCACTTTTTTTATTGGGGTTGTCATACGCCAAGTTAAATTTCATTTCTTCGTCCGCGTCTGTAACCTCTTGAACATCAATAAGTTCCCATTCATCGGTGTTAATTATTTCCCCCTTGTCTTTCAAATGTTCTATCCAAGATTTTTCGTCTTGGATGGTCATGTCCGCTAAATCAATCTTTTTTTTTTGAGATGCTAACGATACGCCCGTTTCTTCCTCACGTGTTTCATCATCGATGACATTGCCACTCAAATCAGTAAACTCCAAAGGTTGTAAGGTCTTAAAGTACAGATTCAAATTGTACCCATTAAAATTCAATACCTTGGTGACTGCATCAATAATCAATCGTTGAAAAGGACGGATCACTACGTTATCAAACAAGATAGATGCTGACTTCAATTCGTCTGCGTTGCTACCAAATCCCGTGTTATCTTTAATACCCAACAACAAAGGAGATACAATGCGGTGAGCAACCATGATCTTCTGCATGGATTCTTGGGAAAGGAACTGATATTGGTTGTGGGCATCACTCAATTGAACGGGGGTAATATCCGCAGCCGATTCCTTGCCATCGTTCCACGAGATAATAAACCTACCCGCGTTTGACGATCCACCAAACTTTTGTTTGATTTGGGCTTCCACAGTGTCTTTAACCTCGGCGGGTGGTTGCCCGTTATTGAAGTTAATCAACATTGATGGGGCTAACCCATTCATGATGTTGTTAATATGGAAATTGGAAATTTCCGCTTCCAAGTTGGCATATTGCGTACCGCCTTGGTAATCCACTGGTGCGAAGTAAAACGAACCCGTTGAATATGGTTTGATGGTTAAAATACATTCATTTGCACTTTGGTCATACCCGAACGCCCTAAATTCAATTGGCGTGTGGTTACGCTTCATGTTAGCCCAATCGGGGCAATAATAGTACTTTTCAATTTCCCCCTTTTCGTTGCACTTGGCGGGACGAAGGGTTTGTTGTGGAAAGTGCTTGGCTTGGACATACTTTTTGCGGTCCTTTGACTTTACAAGTTGGAATGATGCTTGCCCCAACATCTTCAAATCCATTGCAACGGCGCGAAGGTCATCCGCACTGAACAACTTTTTGAATTCAATGTAACCTGGCAAATCCCTTGATGCCCTTGTAACCTCCAACCCTTTACCAAAGATTTGGTCCACAGTGCCTTTGATACACGCATTGTTGGTGGGTGATGAATGGTATAGGTCAATCAAGTATTGATAGTAATTATTATCATCACCATATTGCACCCAATCTTTGTTCTTTTGCTCAATGATGGATGGTGCGGTGTATGATTGTAATTGTATAAATTCTAAACTCATAGTGTTTTCCAATTAGGTGTACCAGGGGCAGTTGTTGTGAACTGCTTCCAAGTGTTGTAAATGTTTGTTGTTCCCGTAATCCAATATCCCAAAACCTCCCAAATCAACACATTCCCATTGTACACACGAAACAATAATTCATCCGTGTTCTTTGCCACTGCGTTAATTGGCGTTAGAGCGGGTAAATTCATTGTGATGAAGGAATATGACTTCACACACGCAGTCGTGGTGGAAACCATCGTTTTTGTGGGTTTATGCCATACCTCAATGGTTGCCGTTGACACACCTTCAAAATCCACGAACGATGTGAATGTAACTGATGTTGATGTGTTATTGATGTGCATACCTATAAAACGCAATTCTGACTTTTTGTTGCAAAAGAAAACCCCCACCGATTTGGTGAGGGTCGTCAAACTATAAAACTGAAATCAAATTAAGCCGCAAGGACGGGGGTAATTACACTTGAAATTTCAGAGTAATTGTCCGCATCAACGGGTGTTGGAGGATTTGGTTCACTTGACATGAATGTCAAAGTATTCAAACGGGCATCACCCATTTGCACACCCCATGAAGATGATCCGCCATTGGCATCACAACCCAAGGTTTCACCCAACAACCAAAATTGGTCGTTTCTATCCCATACGATGATTTGCCATCTACCTTGTGCCAAAACCTTCAATTGGTCCATATCGGCATCGCCCGTTACGGGGGTTTTACCGCTTGGTTTGAATGACAAAGTAAACAAAGTTTCGTATGCGTTTGTTCCGTTATCGCGTGATGCGATTACAGTTGTTTCGATGGTTGACAAACCTTTCAATTCCCAAAAAGGGGCAGAAAGTGGAGTGGTAGTAGTACCATTGTCAATCAAAGTAACTAAACCCGTTCCGCTTTTTGTAACTCGGTTAGCAAATTCAAATGGCACAAAGAATGCACCTTTCAAACCGCCTACAAATTGCTTACATGGTTCGTATCTTCCTAATAAAGTTCCACAAGTTGGCATATTTTTCTATTTTGTTGGTTAAAAAAAAGGGGCGGGTGTTTACGCCCACCCCGTGTTTATATTGTTCCTATATTATTAGGTTACATTAATTACAACTTGTTGAGTTGGGTTAGTGGCAATGATACCACCAGTGAAACGCATGATTACACGCACATTCTGTGAACCATCGATGTCGCTCATGTCGATAACCTTAACCTCGTTGTAATCGCTCAACAAACCAGTACCGAAGTGCAAATCTGACTTCATACCCAATACACAGTCGTAGTCGTTAAGACCAGGACACATGGTTACGGGGATACCTTGGAAGTTCATTGGCTTTTCACCTACATAGAATTGGAAGTTGTAATTACCAGCAGACAACGCGGCTTGGTATGCTTTCATGGTAGATGGACCAACATAGTATTGGTAACCTTCTTTGCCATACAATGCTGCGGGTGAGTAATCCAATGCTTCTTGCAAACGAGCAACAACATTTGATCCAGTAGTTGCACCACTGAAAGGACGAACGATTGCAGAGTTGTCAATCAAATAACCAACCATACCATCTTGACCAGGAACCAATGCGGAATCATACCACAAGTTTGATTTCCAAATACCCAATTCGTTTGCTTGTGCTACTTCGGCAGCGGTTTGTGCCAACATGAATTCTTCGAAAGTTGCAGGCAATTTTTCAAATGCACTGAAACCCGCTTGTGCTGCTTCCCATGTAGTGCGCAATTGGTTCTTACAAAGTTGTAAGTTTACTTGCTTTTCGATGGTAGTCAACACATATTCACCCAAAGTTACTGATGAAGAATCAGTGAAATCACAAGTTGCATCGGCAATGGTGATTGAATCTTGGTAGTTACGGATAACTTCTTTGAAAGCCACATTGGGATGCAATGTGATAAGTTCTTTTGCCAAGGTCTCGCCTGACAACAACGCAGCCGCAATGTATTTGTTACCAAATAAACCCGCGTAGGTATTTGGAGATACTGTTGGGCCACTCAAATTGATTTTGTTTAATTTATTGTTCATTTTAGTGGTTTAGTTAAAAAGTTGGTCGAATACTCGGTCTTTAATTGTCTTTTCACGCTTACTTGAAATGTGAAAATTCATTTTGCTTGTGGTTGTTGCTTCGGGGTTGAATGGAGTGTGAGGGGCGGGTTCAGTCGCCAATCTTTCTTCCAATTCAGCGTTCACGGCACTCAATGCAGTTTTTTCCATTTCCAATGCTGACAAACGGGCTTCAAACTTGGCTTCAAGTTCTTTGATTTGTGCGCTGAAATAAGATTCTTCCATTTCGGTTTTAGATTTCACGGTTTTCTTTGGTTTCATTCCCATTTCTTCCTTGATTTCCTCTTTCATGATATCGTCTTGGGCTTCAACTTCCTCAACGATTTCTTCCTCAACTTCGGCTTCTTTTTTAGCGATTTCAACGATTACACCATTTTCATCAACCTCAACGATGTTACCATCTTCCATGGCAAATTCACCTGCGGGTGCGGGGATTTTACCATCTTCGGTTACGATAAACACGGCTTGGCCTACTTCAAAGGCATCCGCTTCAAAAATGGCTTGGCCATCTTCGGTTTTTACTTGTTCCAACGCAACGGCAACGGGTTCATTGATACCCAATTTTACCATGATGCGGTCCAAGATTGATTCTGCGTTCATACTCATAAAACTTTATTTTTTTAGATTGTTAGATTTTTGATATTCCAATAAAAGGTCTTTGACTTCGTCAAGTAATGATGGTTGTTTACTCATCTTCATTTTGTCTGCGAAATAACCTTCAATGCTGAATCCTTTGAACTTGCCATCCTTGGCATCATTCCACACATCATCGTTGGTGATTTTCAAACAACCCATCCATGTACCAATCGGATCGTTCATTCCGTAGATGGCCGATTTGTCCTTTTCCATGTCCTCTTTAATCCAAGTTTCAACCATGCAAACACCTTGAACCGCCAATTCGTGTTCAATAGTGGCGTTGCCTTGATTACCCTTCATCAAAAACATCTGCGATGCTTTGCGTACGGTATCCTTGGAAAAGTAAATGTAAAATTCATCCATAGCCCCATCCACAATTTGTTTGCGGTATATGGGTTTGTCTGGAATTAAGATTGGTCCCATCAAAATGCGTTTTTCAGCATCTACTTTGGCAAACTTTACTTCATGGGATTTTAACGCAACAAAATTGGATTCAATGGCGGGGGCTTCCACGATGCTTATCGCATCAATGCCACTTGCCATTTGTTGTTCATCCAATATAAGTTCAACTATGCGCATTATTTGAATAATTTTTCAATGTCTTTCTGCAATTGACCAACAACGGTCTTTTGTCTAAAAAACAAAGCAGCGTTTTGAAGGTCGGGATAATTTCTAATATCTAAACCCATGTCTTTGATGCCTTTTTCTAATTCTGCATACATTTTTGCTACTTTGTCAAAGTCGTTTGATAAGGCATTGCCCAATTGAAATGCACCACGAAGAACACGCACACCTTCATTGTAGTCACTATTGTATTTGTCCAATTTCTTTCTACCTTCAATATATGCGGCTTTAATTTGGTCAAGCGATGCCAATTCCACTTTAATTGCACCTAATTCAACTTCTTGAACGGCACTTGATGCCATGAATTTTTCAAATGATGTTTTCATATTCTATATAACGATTTATCCAGGGAATGTTGCGTTTTGTTGGATTCTTCGGTCAAGGGCTTGTTGGGTACTCATGTCCGTTGCAACTGCATACGCCTTGATTGGCTTTTGGTTTTGTTGTGCCAACGACCTTGCTATCTGCGCTGACGGATCAGCCGAACCACCCACGATTGAAACACTTGGTCCGCTTGGTGCGGTTGATGCCGTATCACTTGAACCTGGCACGGGCGTTGATGTCATTTTACGAACATTCGCAAAACCCGTTGCAATAACCGCCGCCGCATTTATGTATCCCAATGGTGTACCCGCACCCGCTGCCAATGCTTTTGTAGCACCCGCATAGGTGTCAATAATTGCACCCGCAACCGCTAATGTTTTTGCCGTGGCCGTTTCTTCACCAACTGCATTTCCTAACGCTGAAAGTGCGTTTGATGTGGCATCCATTATTGCCATCTTTGCATCAAATTCCTTTTGTGCCAAATCCTTCTTTTTGGCTTCTTCATCCTTGGCAATGTCGATACGCTTGTTTGCCAATTGTTGTTCCAATTCGGTTGTGGATTGCCCCGCATCCTTTCGGGCTTGGATTTGGTTTTGTAATCTTTCCAATTCCAAATTGGTCAACGCATCTTGTAATTCTTTTTCGTTGGTCAAAGTTTGTGTCAACCTCAATTGTTCTTTGGCGTATTGGTCATCAATGAACTTGGCTTCATCCTCGGCGGATTTTTCCATGAACGCCTTTAATTCTTCGTCTGCCTTTTTCTTATCATCCAACTTTTTCTTTTCGGCATCCGCTGCGATTTGACCTAACTTGATTTGGTTGGCTTCTTCCGCTTCTTGAATCAATCTGTCTTTTTCTGCTTTGGTGTATTTGCCCCGTGCAATTTCACGCTTGGCGTTATCCAAATCGAACTCGGCTTGTTTCTTTGCTTTTTCTTCTTCGTCTTGAATGGAATCAATGATGTTCTTTCTGTCGGCTTCACGGATTTTGTCCGATGCTTCACGCCTTTGTGATGCGTATTCTTTTTGCTTTTCAGCCAGTTCCTTTTGGCGATCCGCTTCCGCTTTCGCCATTTCTTTTTTGCGTTCTTCTTCTTCTTTGTCAAGTTTTTTGGCTTCACGATTGAACAACCTTCGTTTGGCTGCCAATTCCGTTTCTGCGTTTTGGGTTGCAACAACGGCATCACTGATTGCCTTTTTGGATTCCTCGGTTTGTCCGTTTAACTTTTGGTCTAAACGGGCTGCGGCCAACCTATCTTGTGCAAACTTCAATTCCTTTGCTGCCAAGTCGGTTTCGCTTTTCCGCACTTGTTCCAATGCCTTTTGTCTGTCGGCCAATGATGCGTTTGAATCTGATAACAATTCACGGGCTTGTGCCAATTCCTTGTTCCCTTTTGCACGGGCTTCATTCAATGCCAATTCCCTATCCTCTAATTCATCTTGCATATCGGCAAGTTTACGCCCTTCGGTTGCAGCCGTTCCGAATAGCCCCGCAACCAATTCCAAACCATTTGCCAAACCATCAACAAGCAATGTGGCAAACCCTGAAACGGCTTGGATGATTGGGTTCAATATAGCCCCGAAAATGGATGTGACACGGGCAAGGGCATCCATCCCTTCTTCACTCTTTGTTAGCGCAGCACGAAGCCCCGCAAAGATGCCCACAAGCGCAGCCAATATCGCCCCAAGTGGGTTGGCAACCAATGCCATCATTGATTTACCTACGCCCGTAAATGCGGATGCAGTTCGCCCCAATGAACCTGGCAATTCACCAAACTTATCACTCATATCGGACAATTTGGATGTCAAACCCGATGCCGCTTGTTTGGCCTTATTGGTGAACTTGCTAAACGAGGATTCCGCTTGGTCAACCTCGGTGGTGTCCACCTTTACTTTGTAATCTAATTCTTCCGCCATGACTTAATTTTTCTTTTGTATTGTTTTGCAACTTGCTTTAATGTTTGGTTGTATTGGTATTTGCCTTTGGCGATTTCCACCGTGTCGGATACCCCATACCATTCTTGTGATTGTAAAAGTTGAATTATCTGTGTTATCATTTTTTAAGTACTAAAAAGTTTGCATTGATGAAATTGATGGTGTGTAAACCCGCAGCCGCACCATACATTTTCCAAACAAAGGTGACTTCATCCGTGGGTGACAAATCCAAAACAGTATCAATTTGAATACCATGGAAATTTGAATCAGTAACCAAATAAGCGGTGGTGTTTATGCCGTTCACTTGGATGGCAAATTCCAATTCTTTGTTTCCACTCTGTGCAAAATTACAAGTGCCAATAAATTTGTATTGTCCGCCATTTGTACACACATAGGTTGATGGGTTCAAAGTGAAATTGATGTTGTCAACATAACCAATTGATTCTTCTTCCTCCATTGGGATTGTTTCCCATGTCAAACCATCTGTGGATGATGCCGTCACCGTATCCGAATACATCGTGATTTGGTTGAATTGGATGATGGATTGAATGGTGTCAACTTGCTGAACCAAACTGAACACATTGTTTTTGTTGTAGTCTGTATCTTGGTTGGTGTCCAAATAATCTTGGCC